TAGATTTATATGACCTATATGAAATAAATCATAAACACCGTATGTATATGCTGTCATAATATTAAAGATTTAAAAATATATTCATAATAATCACATTGCTGCTTAATTATAAATCTTGAGTTAGCGTTTTTATAACAATTTTCAGGATTAATAATCTTATCTATGTTTTGAGTAGCGTAAATCATATCATTCGTAGTAGAACATCTTAATCCAGTTTCTCCTTGCAATACCGTTTCGGTAAAGCCGCCAAAATTTGTTGTAATCGTAGGCGTTCCTGAAAATTGAGCTTCAATAACCGTCCAGTTGCACGGCTCCATAAACAGCGAAGGGGCAAATAAAAATTTCGCATCGCTTAGTAAATTCATTCGTTCAATAGGATCGACGAATCCTGTGAATTTACAGTGTTTAGTTTCTTTAAGATTCAGTATGTTTGGCCCTGCAAATATAATATCTTGTCCGACATGATTGCATATATCATAAGCGAGTTGTGCGCCTTTTTCTTCTATAATCCTGCCTAAAAATAATGCTGTATTTGATTTTTCTTTTTTGTATATGAAGTCGTCAGGATTAAAGCCGGGATAAACAATATGTTCGCATCCTAATTCAACATGTGTTTTAGAATGACCATGCATTTTATGCATTTGACTATATGTTTCAAACATCTTGATTGGCGCGAACATGCTATCATAACCTATGCTTGGTTCTACTACTATAGCTTTATCATAAAAGTGTTTAACACATGGTTCATGCGCGAACCCAAACCAACATAATATAAATTCTTTATTTGATTTTATTCTTTTGTTTAACTCTGTAACACAATTGTCATTAAACACATTAACCGCTTTTGTATTAACGTTTTGATCAAAACCTTTAACCTTCCAATCATTTAAGTTGCCATAGCTATTAATTAATATATCATTATTAGTAACATTAATATGTTCTGTGCAATTAACAATAGAGTTTTCATGACCATAATGATAAACAGTATGACCTCTTTTAGTCATTTCGTCGCAAAACTTATAAACTTTTTGCACAAAAGCACATAATGAAACATCTTTTCTAGTAGGCGAGTAAGGAACGCTCAAACAGTGAAAAACCATATATAATAGTGTAAATTTATTTATAGTATGTCAATCAAAAAGAAAAAAATTCAAAAAGAAAAACACGATCTGAACGACATTATCTCAAATAATAGTTTTAAATCGACTAAATTAACAATTAAGAATTTTAATTTAACAGACAAGCAAAAAAGTTTTACTCAAATAGCTTTTGATAAAAATACTAAAATTGTTTTTATTAATGGACCTGCCGGAAGTTCTAAAACATTTTTGGCTGTTTATTGTGCATTGCATATGTTGAATATGAATTCAAAGTACGAGATCAAATACATTAGAACAATCGTCGAGTCTGGAGAAAGAGGCTTAGGCTCTTTACCTGGGACTGTAGATGAAAAGTTTAATCCTTTTATGATACCGCTGTATGATAAGTTAGATGAGCTTATTCCCATGTCTCAATCAAAATATCTTGAAACTAGTGGTATTATAGAGGCTTTGCCTGTGAACTTCTTAAGAGGTGCTACATGGAACGAGAAGATCATTATTGCAGACGAATCTCAGAACTATAGCAGCAAGGAGTTGATTACTCTTCTCACTCGTATTGGCGAGAATACTAAAATGTTTATCTGCGGAGACGCTATGCAATCAGACATCGGAAACAAATCTGGTTTTATGAAAATTTATGATTTGTTTAATAATAAAGACAGCGAAGAAAGAGGTATTTATTGTTTTGAATTCAATGAAGAAGATATCATGCGTAGTGAAATTCTTAAATACATCGTTCATTCTCTTAAGAGATTAGATAAAACAAACATTCATTGATATAATAACCATGAGTAATATTTACTGTTCAAGTTGCGGAACAAAACATGCTCAAGGCTCTAAATTCTGTACTAACTGTGGGGTTTCTTTGGGAGGATTTGCAAACATCAGTAAACCGACTTTACAAAATTCACTACAATCGAGATCTACCTCTCGCAAACAAAATACAGAAGTCGATGAAGATGGTATTCCCACTGTATTCGTTAGACCATCGAAGCTTTCATACGAAATAGAAAAACCAGCAGGTAATAAATATTTAGGAAAAGATTTATTTAACGCTCCTCCAGTCGATCCAAGTGAAAGAATAAATTCAAGACCGAATTCTAATTATAGAAAACTAAGTAAAGAAGAATTTTTAAGTCAATCGTTGAAGGAGTGTAGTTCGCGCCCAATACAAGACATAGATGAATCGTAAAAAGAAAAATTTTGAAGACATGTATGAGATTATTAACCAAGTAATCAAAAAGCGCAGAAACAAGTGGAAGTTAAAAGCGATTACTTGGTTTGATTTTGAAGATATAGAGCAAGTCATTAAACTTCATATATATAAAAAATGGCATCTATGGGATCAATCGCGAGCGATTGAACCTTGGGTGAATCGTATAGTCACGAATCAAATTAGAAATATTATACGCAATAATTATACAAGTTTTGCGCGTCCTTGTTTGTCTTGTCCATTTAATCAAAATAAAGAAGGTGATTCTGGAATAGAAATGTCATGTGGTTTTACAACCAGCGGCAAACAATGTAATGAATGTCCATTATATGCTAAGTGGGAGAAAGTAAAAAAATCCGCTTACGATGTCAAGATGACTGTAAGTTTAGAGAACCATAAAAATTATTTTATGAATTGTGAATCAAGCGTAAGTTATGATTATAAAAACGCTGAAAGTAAACTTCATGGTTTAATGAAAAACAATTTAGGAGATAAGCATTTCTTTATTTATAAAATGTTTTTTATAGACAATCTTAGCGATGATCAAGTAGCCCAAATACTAAAATTCAAAACAAGCGAAAAAGGAAGAAAAGCGGGTTACAAACAAATAAAAAATTTAAAAAAAATGTTGTATGTGAAAGCTCAATTGTTATTAAAAGAAAACGATATATTCTCATCTTAATATGTTAACAGACGAAAATAAAGCATTTATATTAAAGAAGATTAACGAAGGAATTCAAGATTACGTCGTCCTCGCTAATCTACTTTATAATCGTGAAGATTTAACAGGTAGGTCTAAAGAGGCGAAACTTGTTAGGGATTTTCTTTTAACAACTGGATTTGTCAAAAAACAAGAAAAGCCAAAGCCCACACAAACAATAGAAATACTATCAAAAGAAAATTGCGAATTTATTGAACAAAACATTAAAACAAGAATAACTCCTAGGCAAGTAACAGAGTTAATATTTCATGAAAAATTTTTGGGCCTTGAAAACTTTAATATTTTTATTACACCTGAGTATAGAGCCGTTCAAAAATACATAAAAGAAAAATATCCTGATTATCTTGTAGATAACGAATCTGGAGTTGGCGACAAATATTCTGTTCCACGTTCAATCAGAACGGTAATCAATAAAGCGAATAAATGGTGCGGCCAAAACATTTCTGAAGAAAAATTATCTTTGCAACATAGAAAATGGATGGAAAAATTATTAAATTATTTATCAAGTCCAAGATTTGTTGGCAATTACGACTCATACAATAGCTCTATAGATAAAGAATTATTTGAAGCAGAATTCGTGCGCTCTGTTTGGGATAAGCCTGACTTAACTGTCGATGAAATTAATTTGTATATTAATGTTTGCATGGATTATATCAATCTAAGGCAGATCGATATTAAGAAGAATAAGATAAATGATATGTTCAATGAGACGCAGGATCAAAAGGACTTCACAATGCGTCTAACTGAGGTTCTTAAGACGATCTCTGAAGAATACAATCAGTGCGCTGGGCGCATAGACAAGAGTATTCAAAAGCTCAATGGCGAACGATCCAAGAGAGTAGAACAAACGCATCAGAAGAACGCTTCTATACTTAACCTTGTAGAGCTTTTTCAAGACGAACAAGAACGCAAAATGATGATTCAAATTGCCGATATGCAAAAGCGCACTATTAAGGAGGAGGCTGATCGTTTAGAGAATATGTCTTCATGGAAAGCTAGAATTTTAGGAATTTCTAAAGAAGATGCTATATGATAAATCATAGTAAAAAATGGATGTTATATGATAACGCTTCTAAATCTTTTTATGCAAAAGATTTTGAAAATGTATTTAAAGAGCAAAACTATTGGGATTATGATTTTTTTTATAAAGAAATTTATGATTTAGAATTTTCTCCAACTAAATGTATTTATGAAATGGATAGTTGCGTAATAGATGAAAATGATGTTGTTGTCGATTTAGGAGCTAATGTGGGTTTTTTCACAAATTACGCTTCTCAAAAATGTAAAAAAGTAATATCAATCGAAGGTGGAGATGCGTTGTTTAGCTGTTTAGTTAAAAATACTTATGAAAATAATAATATAGAATATTTAAACGCAAACATTATTTCTGAAAACTCTTCTATTAATGGGTCTTGGGCAACTCCAACGAAAATAAACGTTACTATTTCAAATATTTTTGATTTTTATAAATTAGACTATATTGATTTTTTAAAAGTAGATATAGAGGGGGGTGAATATGATGTTTTTAGAGATATAGATAAAAACATCTTATCTAAAATAAAAAAAATAGCAATTGAAGTTCACGATTCAAATGAAAATAAAGAATTAATCAATAATATAAATAAAAATAGATTCTTTTGTTTTAATTGGTTTTTAGGATCTACCGTTCAAACTACCTATTATTTTTCTTAATTCTAAATATGAAATGTGCAATATGTAATGAATCTTTTATTAATGATAAGTCTTTTCATGCCCATTTGAAAAAACATAACCTTTATCAAGCGGAGTATTATTGCACGTATTATCCGAGAAGCTCTCTTTATTATCGCCAACAAATACCTTTTAAAAATAAGAAACAATATTTTGAAACCGAGTTTCTTGATTATACAGAGTTTTTGAAGTGGGAAGCCGCATCTAATGAAGAGACGGTCAAAACAAAATGCATTGAACTATTAAAGAAGAGGATAGATGAAAAACAATATCATTTTGCGCCGTTTCATAATGAAGTGATAACTCTTGATTTGCCGAGTTTAAATATTTATAAGAAGTATTTTAGTTCTTATACCAACGCATGTAAGCTATTAAATATTGAACCTTTATATAACAAAAATTTACCAGAAGCTTTTAATAAAATTGATGTATCTCATTTGCCGATACTGATTGATACCAGAGAACAAGATGCGTTGGAATTTCCTAAGTCTAAAATAGAAAAAATATTTGTAGGAGATTATCTAATAGCTGATAAAAAATATTTTACCAATACATTTGTTGATAGAAAAAGCGAATCTGATTTTCTAGGTACTATGGCTTCTGGAATAGAAAGATTTGAGAAAGAAGTGGTGAAAGCAGTTGAATTGAATTGTTATTTGTTTGTGGTTATTGAAAGCAGTATAAGTAGCATATTAATAAATCAGCGTAAATACAATAGAAAAACAAATTTAGAATACGTTTTTCATAATATGCGTTCTTTATGTCATAAATATCCAAGGCATATACAATTTATATTCACTGGTAGTCGAAACAAATCTTTAGATATTATACCAAAATTATTATATCATGGTAAGTCAGTATGGCAGGTAGATATACAGTATTTTTTAGATAATGAGCTGGGAAATTGGCAACCAAGTACCAAGGAAATCGCAGTTAATTTCCAATGAGGAATTAGCGAAGATACCTGGATATATAGAAGAACGAGAAGCGAAGTTATTGTTTTATCAATTTCTTCGCAACAATACTACTTTTGCTACTGATTTAATAACTGGTGTCAAACTGTTTCCTTTTCAACATATGGCTATTAAAGGCATGTTGGAAAGTGATTATTTTTTGGGCGTGTGGTCGCGTGGTATGAGTAAATCTTATACTACTGGTATTTATGCCGTACTTGATGCTATATTAAATCAAGGAGTTGAAACAGGTATATTATCCCGATCATTTCGTCAGTCAAAAATGATATTTAAAAAGATAGAAGACATCGCTGCTAAACCTGAAGCTTATCTTTTAAAACAATGTATTACAAAAATATCCAAGTCTAACGATGAATGGGTAATGGAGATTGGTAGAAGTCGTATTCGTGCGTTGCCATTGGGTGATGGCGAAAAGCTTCGTGGTTTTCGTTTTCATCGTATTATTATTGATGAGTTTTTATTGATGCCTGAACGTATTTATAACGAAGTTATTATTCCCTTCTTATCCGTCGTTCAAAATCCGACTCAAAGAGAAGAACTTTATAATCTTGAAACCCAATTGATTAATAAAGGAGAAATGACTGAAGAAGATAGGTATATCTGGCCTAACAATAAATTAATAGCATTATCTTCAGCGTCTTTTAAATTTGAATATTTGTATAAATTATACGAGCAGTATGAAAATCTAATATCTAACCCTAAAAACAAAGAAAAGACTAAGCGTTGTATTATGCAGTTCTCTTATGACTGCGCTCCAGTTCAGTTGTACGATCAAAATCTAATTAATCAAGCAAAATCGACAATGAGTGAGTCGCAGTTTTTGCGAGAGTTCGGCGCACAG